CACCCACAATCCTTCACTGTTCTGAGGTTGCCTTTTGGACACATGATACTCAGATTATTAGGGGTTTGTTTCAGGGTGTGGCTGATGTTCCAGGAACAGAGATTATACTTGAGAGTACTGCTAATGGTGCTTCAGGTGAATTCCATGAGTTATATCAGAAGGCTGTTGCTGGTGAGAATGAATTTATTGCTATCTTTATTCCTTGGTATGCCACAGAAGAATACAGTACTTTACTGCCAAATGGATTTGAGTTAACACCAGAGGAAGAAGATTACAAAGAGAAATATTCTTTATCTGATGAACAGATCTATTGGCGTAGACTCAAGATTGGTGCGTCTAACCTAGACTCATTCCGTCAAGAGTATCCCGCCAACCCAGAAGAAGCATTTCTAGTTTCAGGGAACTATGTGTTTAACCCAGAGAAAGTAGCGGCTCTTATACCTGTGAATCCACTAGCTACAAAGATCTTCAATGAAGAATCTTGTAGTTATGATGAGTCAAACAGGGGGCAGCTAAAGATATTTAAGTACCCTAAGTTTGAGGAATCTTTTATTGTTGCTGCTGATGTTGCCTTAGGCACAAAGCAAGATTATTCCACGGCCATTGTATTAGACAAGGCGGGGGCTATTTGTGCGACCTACAGGGATAACTCAGTGGATCCCTCTCAGTTTGGGGATCATTTGTTTTATCTGGGAAGATATTATAATAATGCACTATTAGCAGTTGAGAGTAACTCGTTAGGTATTGCCACAATCAATAGATTAAAGCAGATGCAGTATGTAAACCTGTATCATCAGACCAAAGTAGGTAATACTGGTATTGATGAGGATGGCCTACGTGTTGGTTTTAGGACCACATCAAGCAGTAAACCTATGGTAATTGGTCAACTTAAAAGGGCCATTGAAGATGATGAAGTATGGATACCCTCCAAGGAACTTATACAAGAGTTAAAGGTGTATGTATCAAATGAGAAAGGTCAAACAGGAGCCTTAAACGGTCACCATGATGATCTTGTAATGGCTTTAGCTATTGCATGGGAAGTACGCAGAACACACATTACAAGGATGTCAACTAACCGTATTGGTTTCCGAACTGTGTATATACCAAAGATAGATCATAATTGGTTATAGGAGTTAATATGACTAGTAAAGAGAAGATGGAAGCTGCGTTAGCCAAGGCTCGTTTGCATCCTGGTGGGGAGAATTTAAAACCCTACGTCAGTACAGAACAGGCCCGTATAAATCAACTTAAGTCAGCAGTGGCACGGAAAGCTAATAACGAGACTCGCAGAGAGATTCGTGATTTTTTAAAGTTGTTTAAAGAAGAACTCTCAGAGATTTCCGATCAAGTACCTTCGGGGTATGAGGTTATGAAGATGGCTATGGCTCACGCTTTAGTTAAAGGTAATTCTAACCAAGCGGTCATTATTGCTGAGAAGATTGCTGAATATGAGAAGCCTAAACTTTCTCGTGTGGAATCGGATATCACACATCGTGATGCTCGTGATCTAACAGACGAAGAATTAGAAGCAGCAATCAATGAGATTGAAAAGAGTGTGAGGTTGAACTGATGATTTGGCAACCACCATCAGGTGTGAAGAATCCTTCAGGGAAGACTTGGGATCCAACTAAAAGGATATCCAATGGTAAAAAAGATTGGGCAGTAGAAGAGGCTCCCGTCAAGGCAAAGGTTCCTAAAGAACCTAAAGTACAACCCAAAGAAGGGTTAAAACACTCCCCAGTAAAGAAAGGGTGAGCTGTACGGTTGAGGGGACTAGGTTTCTCCTTCCTAGTTTCCTCCCGTATGTGATAGATAGAGAGATAGATCATGCTAAATCAAGACTACAAGGAACCAGTCACAGACGATCAGCTAGTTGCGCTTATCAAGTCTGAAGCTAACAATACATCAGGTAGATGGTTATCCGCCAGTGAACTTTCTGTTGAACGCCAAAAGTCTCTTTATGAGTATGCTGGTATAGCCAGAGGCCACCTTACACCTAATGGTGTGTCATCTATTGTGTCTACGGATACTACAGAGACAGTGGAAGCCTACCTAGCGATTATATCAGAGTTGATGTTCAACAATAATAAGATTGCCAGATTTACACCTTACGATGCATCCCCAAGTGCAATAGAAGCTGCACGACAAGCTTCTGATCTGA